CGAGAGGCCGGTGGCGCGCAGCAGCATGTTGACGCAAATCCAGAACGGGTTGATCAGGCCCATGACCGACGAGCGGTTGCCGTTCGCGTCCCAGATGTATCCCGTGAGCCCGTAATCGATGGGCACGGTCATGCTGTGCTGATCCGGCGTCGACGGCTGGATGGTGCTCGACTTGGTGATACGCAACTCGCACAGCGCCACCCCCGCCGCGTAGTTGTTCGGCTCCCAAACCTGCGGCGTGCCCTGCCCGAGCGAGAAGTAATCGGTCGTCGGGTTCACCGGGTCGTTGCCGAGGACCTGCCGCAAGCCCATGCCGGGCTGGTTCTTCGTGATATTGAGGTTTCCGTTGACCTTGAAGCCCTGCCACGTGTATCCGTCGACCATCGGCGAAACCACATAGCGGTAGCCATCGGCGTTCTGCACCACGCACGACTGCGTATAGCCGCCAATCGGCCCGGCTCCCACGATGCCCAGCGAATCGGCATACGTCGATTCGTCGCGATATGACACCATCAGAGCGTTCGCCATGAACGCATAAAGCGGGTTCCCGCCGCTGTTGCACCAGATTTCCGGCAGGGCCATGCCCCAGATCGTTTCCGAGATGATCGAGGTCGCGGTGACCACGTTGCGCCCGAACCCGATAAAGCCGGTAGAGTCGTCCAGGATCGTGACGCCCTGCGGATCGGCCTGCTGCCCGCCGAAGTAAGCCATCATGCCGTGGACCTGGCAGCCGTTCGCCGATTCGAGGTAATAGTCGCAACTGGTCGGATCGCCGCCCGCCGCCGTGACTGCCGCCGCGCTCGCGCCCCGCGTCGCCCAAGGGCACCAGACGCCGTCGTTGTAGTTCTTCCAGCACATCCGGCTCGCCTGCCGCTCCGGGTACTGGTTCATGATCTGGAAGAACCCGTCCGAGCACGACAGGCTGAAGGTCGGTGTTCCATCGCTAACAAAGCTCTGGATAACGCCCTTCCAGATTTGGATGATGGTGCCCGAGTTGACGTGGTAAGCGCAGAAATCGATGGCGGCGTATTTGAGGTCGGTATCGTTCCCGAGCGCGGTCATCACGCGGTCCGCGTTGCCGAATTCGAAGCGCACGTTGTCGGAGGACCCCTTGATGTCCTGCGAGATCAGGGTGTCGGAGCCCCGCTCGCCGATCCCGATCAACCGGGGAATGTAAAGTTGGGAGCTTGCGTGCCAGCCAAGTGCGGCGGCGCTCGCTCCACCGGCTGCGTCCGTGAGCGTCAACCGTCGGTCGGACAACCAGATGTCCGGCACGGCAGTTTCACGCACGCGGATGTGCACGAGCGGGATGATTTCCTGAACTTCCGAAAGCAGCGCCGCGGAGAGCGCACTCGAGGGAAAGCGCAGACAGGTGGAATTGACCGGATAGGTTGGCGCCTCGGTCGGATCAACGACTTCGATGAAGTTCAATCCGACTTGGCAGGCGTTGCGGAGGTACTGAAAGGAGATGGGCGTCTGCTCAAACGTCACCAGAACTGCGCTAGTAGTCCCATCGGGGTTGGGGACAGTGTAGGTAAACGCCTCCCAGGGCCCTTGCATCGACTCCCAGAAATCGCGGAGTGCGTGCAACTCGGTCCAGCCGAGGTTGGGGCGCGCGAATTGAAACTTGCGGGGTCCGATGCCGGCGTAATATCGCTGCTCCTGCTTGGCGTCCACGCTGCCGAAGCGATGGACGATCACCTGGCGATCGACGGAGAATCCGAGGGGGTACTGCGTGGTGAGTGGAAAAGTCTGGCCGGAGTTGATCACCGTGGAGACGGGAATACGGCCGATGGTGTCGGACATGGGGTTCGGGAGAGAGGTCCGCGAACAAGCGCGGGGCCGGTTCTAACGAATGCTTCACCCGCAACTGAGGGTTGCTGCCGGTGTGCCGGTATTTCTTTTCAGGGGCGACTCACCCGCGAGCGCCAATAGCGGGTGTGCCGAAACCAATCTGCCGATGCGCGGATTGCAGATTGCAATAAACTTGGCGAGCCTTCGTTCCATTCCTTCAGTGGTGACAAGCCGGGCTGTTTTGGTACGATCTTCGTTTCAAACCGAATGGAGTGTGAAGAGAAGGCCAGACTCATTGAGGAGCATAGCCGGGTCGCACTGGCCTACTCCCGCGCCGCAAGGGCGCTGAGAGGCAAAACAGGAACACGGTCTGCCGAAGATCAACAAGCGCTTGATGAAGCGCGGATTAAATCCCAGGACGCGCGTGCGGCCGTCAAGCGCCACATCGCCGAGCACGGCTGTTAGCCGCGCTTCTTCGTCGCGATCCGCTTAGCCTCCCTCTCCCGGTGGCACTGTTCCCCAACTGGTTTGGCGAGTGCTACGATTGCTACGGTACATGAAAATGGCACATGCGATGCCAAGTTGGTTTGGATTCCTGACATTAGAAGCTGATCTCGCGATGACCTTTATCGACTGCGCAAGACTTCACACCAACCCCGGAGAATCCGCCAACTCTGTCGAAAATGCGCGCAAGGCTCTTGCGGAAATACAGCGCAGCCTGGTGAAGCCTAGCGCGCGTGGGCTCAGCATGAATGAAGTATCGTATTTGGAGCAAAGGTCTGGGGAAATTGAATCGGCATTGGTAGCGCTGACAAGAAATCAAAACTGACCCACCACCAGAAATGATAATAAAGACCCGTGGCTTGGCGTTTTGTAGTCCCACGGCGCACGATGCAAATCCCCCACAACCCTCCACCTGGTAGAGCAACCCTGCCGATTCGGAAAAAACTGGAGCATTCCTTATGCCACCTCGATCAACTCCAATCCCTGCAGGTTTGTCCTTGCGAGATCGGTCGATTGTGCCCAGTTGCCACGGAACACCACCGTTACCCGTCCCTGCGTGTTGGCGCCAGTCGGATCGTAATTACTACCGATCTGCTGGCCGACGCCAACGTCGAAGGGATCGTAGAACGAAAACGGCGTCAGCCCGCCATCTTGCGACACCCAAAAGTTGTATAGCGCAGAGAGCGCCGATGCGTTCAGGCGCTTGTTGAGCCGGAACGAGCGGCGCGAGGTCTGCGCGAGCTGCGACCGCTGGACCGTGCCATCGTGAAACTGGTTCTGAAGTTGGGCATACTCGCGCAACTCCGTAAAGGCGGTACACAACGAGGCGGGCATCACTCCGTTCGGTTCGGCCTGTACGAGATTACCTGGCATCAGATTAGGCCACCATTAGACCCGGCACCTGCAGGTTGGCGGATTGCTGGGTCCGTCCGTAGCTCGCATTTTGGGCAGCCAGCGATTGGTCAGCGACGAAGTCCGCTGTGATCGGCTGCCCGTTGATGTTGAGCGACAGGTACGTCGAGCCCGTGCCGCTCGAAGTGTTGGGACCCGGAGTGGTCGGATACGCTGAGCCTCCAAGCCCGCCGAGCACCGGAAGATCCGACTGGTAACTGTGCCAGGCGTTGTTCTGGAAGCTGGCCTGCTGGTAGAGGTTCCCGCCCGATTCCACGAGGCTCCCGGCGTATGGTGTCGAAGCCGAAAGCGGCATCTTCTGACCGGTGGCTTCCGAATAGAGCATCACCAGTTGCCGGACCTTGGGCGACCGAACCGCCACGGCGATATCGTTACCGAACTCGGACTGCGCGATGCTGACTACCTGCTTGATGGTCCCGCTGTTTTGCGGGATGTCGACGCCATAGATGCTCTTGATGTCGTCGTGAGCTTTCTTCTGCGGCGACTCGATACCGGCGAGTTTCTCGCCAATGCCGATGCCGGCGCCAGCCACGCCGCCGATCAGCGCTCCAATCGGCCCGCCCATCTGGAAGCCTATGGCAGCACCTCCCACGGCGCCCATCCCGACTCCAGCCCAAGTACCTTGATGCGAACCTAGCAGGCCGCTCTCCGCCAGCATCATCCCAGCGGCACCGACCGCCGGAGACTTGGCCACCGCACCCAACCCGCTCACGAAGTCGCTGTTGCCCGAGTCCTGAAGTGAGGTGAATTCCTTCTGGCTCCAGACCGAGCTTTTGAGGTTCGCGAGGATCTGCGAGCCGCCGCCAGGACCCTGGAGCTTGCCCCCTGCCGCCATCTGAATCATCTGCGACAGGCTGTCCTGGTTCATCGGCAGATTGGCCATCGCCGCCATACCGAACGAGCCGTTCGGTCCGGTCTGGCTGATCGGCGCACTCATAGCGAGCATCTGCGCGAGGCGGTCGTGGTTCAGGGGCAGGTTAGCAAGGTCGGAGAAACTAGGCCCAGCCGCCACCGCGACGCTCCCCGCGCCACCGCCACCAACGCTGCCGCCCCCACCGGTCCGCGTCGGGATCGAGACGGCGGGCGCGGAGATGCTGGGCAGGGAGACGCCGGGCAAGCCGGTGGCCGAGGGAACCGGTGGAGCCGACACGCCCATTGCGCCAGCGAGCACGGCGGTCATCGCCGCGATATGCGCCGTGTTCTGTATGGTCGCGGCCGTATTCTGGTCGGTCGAGACCTTGACCGGATCGCTCGGCTTGCCTCCGCCAAATAGGCCCTTGAAAATGCCGGCGATGCCGCCCTTCCCGTCGTCGCCGTAGATCACTGGATGGAGGACGTTCGCGGTAATACCGCTCACGCCTTCAACCACCGGCTTGAGTACTTCCTGGTGAATCGTTTTCGCGAGATCTTTACCGAAATCCTTAGGCTTTGTGAACAGCGTGTTGTACAGCTTTTCCGCGACCTTCTCGATGGACTTCTCCTGCTGGTCGAGCATCTGCTGCGCTTCCTGGTCCGCTTTCTTCCGGACCTCGGCCACCTTCTCTTCCCACTGGTATCGGAGCTCGCCGACAGCGTTCGCCGCTTGCTTCTCTGCGACTGCCCGTTCCTCGATGGCCTCGAGCGGGTTGGTCGACAGATTGCTGAAACTCGCCTGACGCTTCTGCTGAATCTCCGTAAGATCCAACGCCTGCTGCGCTTTGAGGATCGCGAGCGGATCATCCCCGGTAATCGTGATCATCCGCTTCTGGTGCGCAATGGCTTGGCTCTCACCAGTATCCCGGAGCTTCACCCATTCGGCTGCAAGCTTGGCCACCGCTTTGCTCTGCTCTTCCAGCTTCCTGGTGCCCTCGGCGATATCTTCGCGGAACGCCGCGCCTGACGCTTTCGCGGATTTGTCCTTCAGTTCCTCCCATCGCCGCGATTGCTCGTTGAGTTCTTTCGATGTCCGCTCCTGCTCTGAGTTGTATTCCTTCAGCCACTTTGCGTCGTAAACCTGCTTGAGCAGTTCGACCAGCGGACCAGCCTTTCCTTTGAATTTCTCCAGTGCTTCGTTGATGGCTTCCTGCCGCTCCGCCGTAATTACTGCAAAGCGATCGTTAGAGGTCCCGGCCAGTTCACGCCGGGCCTGGCGCATGGCCGCCTCGAAACCGCTATCGCCGGTGCTGGTGGGTGGTTCTCCCAGCGGCGGATGCGGCTGTGGCTTGTTGGTGACAGCGTCGAGCGCCTCCTTCACGTACTGAAGTTGCGACGCAGCTTGGCCGTACTGCTGAGCATTGGAGCTCAACTTCCCATACGGAAGATTGAGCCCGAAATATGCTCCGACCCCCGCCACCCCCACCTTCAGCCAATCTGTTACGCCGGGCTTGTACTGGTTCATCTGCGCTTGTAGGCTGGCCATCTGCGCCTGAAGCGCGGGCACGCCCTGGGCCTCGAGCGAGGAAACGCGCGCGGCGTGCTGCTGTTGCTCGGCTTGAGACGCCTTGGTGGGCGCCGGCGGTCGCGACGCGATCTTATCCAGGACCCATCCAAACGCGCTGGCCAGATCGACGAGCATCGCTTTCACGGACCGAACCGCGGACTCCCACTTCATTTCGAACTCGACAGCCTTCTGGTTGAGTTCTTCGTACTTCTTGACGTCGGCCTCGGTGATGCCAAAGCCCAGTTGCTTAGCGCGGTCGACGCGCTCGCGCAAACCATCCATCACGGGGATGGCTTCGATGCCGGCGCGTTTGAAGAAGTCCATCGCGACCCGTGTCCGGTCAAATCCGGGCGGCAGTCCTTCCAGGCCCTTGGCCACCTGCAGGAGCACCTGCGAGGTGGGCTCCGTGCCAGTACGTACCGCACGGATGTCCACGCCAAAGCGAGTAAGCCACTGGCGGGCCTTCTCGCCTTCTTTCCCGTTGTCCTCAACGGCGCCCGTCAATCCACGCATCAACCGCTCGAAGATGGAAACGTCCTCGCCCACCGCGCGGGCGGCAAATCCGAATTGCCCGACCTCTTTCGCAGTCAATCCGGTGCGGAGTTCTGCATCCTTCACCCGGACGCCGTATTCGCCGAGGCTCTTGACCGCATCCCAAGTAGCGACGGCGAAGCCGGCAATCGCGGTGGCGCCGGCTGCCAGCCCCACTCCGAGAGGGCCAATCTTCGTGAGCAACGATCCCACGGCGCTGCCAGCGCCTTGGACAGGGCTCTCAATCGATTGTGCGACGCGCTCACCGAAGGTTTGGACGGACCGGGCCTGCTTTTCCAGTACCGCCTCGACATCGACTCTTTTTTGAGTTTCGATCATCCGCTCGTAAGAGCGAGTGATGGCATCGATGGCCGCCGGCTCCTTGGCGTACCGCTGAAGGAGGCTGTCCCGCTGCGCGATCAGACGGTCGACACCGCTCTTACCGTAGGTCTCAGCCTGCTTTTCCAGCGAGGCGATCAGCCGTTGGATCGACGATCGGGTCTGGTCGGTGATCCGGATGACCTTGCCGTGGGACGACTCCGCTTTCTTCTCGAAGGAATCAAGACCAGCGTTGGCCTTGTTCACTACCGGAGTGACTTCGTCCTCGGCTTCGAGAATTACGCGTTCTGCTTGATCGCCCATATCACGCTGCCCGTCTGAGCCCCGAGAAATACAACGCCGCGCCATACTGCCGATAGGCGGTCAACTCCGTGCCTCCGGCCAGAACCACGAGAGGCCTGTAGTTGATCATTGCCGCGACGACCACGGCGCGATCGCGCGGCGACACTCCCCACTGGTGCTCGCGCTGATTGTTGTAAAAGGCGATCTGCGAGGCTGTTTGGCTCCGGCCAGGAAATGCCTCATCGAGGAAGCCGATGACGGCACGGTTCTCGTTTACGGTAAGCACCTTGAGGCACCGCAGAGTGTGACCGCTCCAGGTCCAGTCGCGAATGGGCTGGAGCCCGCGCGCCGCCTTGAAGTCGGGATAACCGCGCCGGCCAGGGAGTCCAGGCTTCAGTGGCGCCGCCGCCTGGTCGTAGATGTTCTGGCCGCTCTGGATACGGGCTCGAATGACCTCGGCCAGCAAATCACCGAAGCCAAGCATCTCATCGGAGGTGTAGGGCGAATAGACAAAGCGGGCGTGGCGGATGACAGTTTGGAAGCGTGACATTCTGGCAACTCAGGCGGCTGGTGAAGTTGTGGTGATCACAGAGGTCCGGTTACGATGGATCATTCATGAGACTGCCCAATGGCGAACACGCCATTGTTGATATCCGAAAGCTGCTGGAATACTGCCTGAATACGCAGCACCCGCGTGGCCGCAACAAGGCACGCGTATTTGCAGCCGTTGGGATCCGAGATACTGATGCGGCGGAACTCAGCGCGGCTCTAAGCGCGGCTGCGCGCGATTCTGAGGCGTGGCTCGGCTCTGCAAATCCGTATGGCCAGCGATATGTCGTGGATTTTGATTTCATTCGCCAAGACAGAACCATAAGAATACGGAGCACTTGGATCGTGCGAACCGGTGAAGAGTTGCCGCGGCTGACGAGTTGTTATGTACTGTAAGAGGAAGGTTTGCGATGTCGGAAATTGAGATGCATTCCGTGGTAGCGCTGGTCGAGGACCTGCCCAAGGAGGGCTTGGTACGCGGCCAGGTCGGAACCGTGGTCGAGACCTGGGCTCCGGGCGTTTACGAGGTTGAGTTCAGCGATGGCGATGGCAGAACCTATGCCATGGTCGCGTTGAAGGCTGAGCAACTGATGCGGTTGCATCACGAACCCGTACACCAGGCGGCTTAGGGTCACTGAAATCTCCGAATCTGGGAACCACTACCGGCGCGACAGCTTCCGGATCAGCAACTCCTGGAAGCTCTTTGCATCGCGGTCCTCGGCCGCTATGTGTTCCTTCTGCTCGACGTCGATCACTTCCATCACGCGGAATTCTTCTTCGGTGATATCGTCGAGCGTGATCGAGAGGCCAATCGCCTTGGCGTTGAACAGCCTGAAGGAACGCCGCACCAGGATGCCGTTTGGCGTGTCCATCGCCTCGTCGAGCAGGTTCCTCGGGCAAGCAGGCCCATGGCTCACGTCGATTGCCTTCCAGCCGGCGCCGCAGGCGGGACAGCCGTCAAGTTCAGTGCTCGCGGAGTAGCCGCATTGCCGGCACCGGAAAACGCGGTCAGGACAGTCTTCCTCTTTCCCGCAGAGCGAGCCCTGCCGTATGGAGGAACGAATGAGGAATCGCACGCCCGGACCCTCCGGGGAGTCGGGCGTCGCTATTCCGGGTCGTCGTCGCCCTCGATTGCCAGTTGCGCGATCACTTCGGACACGGCAGCGGACTTGTGGATGATAGGCACCGCGGCGACATAGCCGTCGTGTGACACATGCAGCTTGTCGTAGAGCAGGCCGCTCGGCTCCAGGAACGCTCGCGTCTCGATGGAACGCCGCGCCGCCACCACACTCGTGGAGGCCCGTTCGTGGTCCTGCATCTCCTTGGCGGTCGGCATACGCAATACATGCGCCACCCGCGCGCCCGGAACCTTCATGTCGATCCGGTAATTGTTTCCCTCGCGGTCGATGCCGGTCACCGCGCACCGCTCGATGCGGCCAATCACCACACCAGCCTCGGCGTCGTCGAACTCCGGTCCGTCCTTGTCGGTCCGAACCTTGGCGAACAACTCCGCGTTGATCTTGGGCAGGTCGAGGTCTTCGCTCTGCGACTTGCCGCGTCCCAGGAAGTGGCGCACCGTGCGCTGGGCTCGGGCCCAGGCACTCCACTCGTCGTCGGTCGGGAATCTCACCTCGCACCGCTTCTCGCCGCCCGACAGGATCGGCACCACGATGGGCTTCGTCGCGTCAAATACCGCCTTACTCGTCTGTTCCATAGTGACCTCTCAAAATCGGTAGAATTCACCTCGGGACCTACGCCGCCGCCTGGCATATGCCGGACTGGGGCGTCGTGATCGACATGGTCACCAAGCCATTGGTCGGATCGTAAAGTTGCGTGCCGGTGACCTGCATTGTCGCAATGCCATCGGTGTTGGAAAGCTCGGCCGTAGCGAAAGCCATCTTTTGAATCGCCATGGAAAAGCTGTTGTTTGCATCCCGAGTAAACGTGATCGTGGCCGGCCCGGTCGTCTGGTTGATCAAGTTGGTGTATTCCAACGAGCCCGACTGGACACGCACCACAAACTGGACGGCGAACGAACGGTCGCCCCACTCGAAGCGTCCCTGGATTTGATAGCCATCCTGCGCCCCCGATCCGGGGAAGAAGCCGGGCCGAAAATTGTTTTCCCAGGAAGCGTCGAGGGAAACGAACTGCTTTCCGCTTCCGCCGGTGAGGTAGTTGATGCCATTGATCGTCAACGCGCTCACCATGCTGGCGTTGAACTCATGCGTCGTCGCCACCGCTGGCAACGTCACGCCACTGGGTGTGGTGTACTGGCCGGTGGCAACGCACTCGCACGAGCACGTCGCGCTGGAGCGACCGGGCGAATTCTTGATGGCCAGCTTCCATCCTTTGATCGCGCAGCCCACCAGAATTTCATCGAGCACCGCCGAGCCGCCGGGCCGAATCTGCTGAACAAACGAGAAGTACGGCAACTCCAGGCCGGTGGGATTGGTGGCGCCCAACGCCGGCACAACGATGTAGCTGTACGGCGAGGCGCTACCGGCGACGGTCACGTTCCCGAGCGAAAACGCCATCACCCATGCCAGGAACTCCGACGAGCAGTACTTCGAAATCTCGTAGGTCGGCATGTTGTAGTGCGATTTGAACAGTTGCGTCGGGAATTCGTGTCCCTTGCCGACTTCCGCCCGATCGTCTTCATTCACAGGGACCTTGGCCCAAGGTTTCGTGTTCAGATTTGTGTGCCGCCAGATGGCCGTCGTGTTCGGCGTAATGATATTGGTCTGCTGGCCATAGCTCCAGCCATCCATCAGTTCGTTGATGTTAGCCACTTAACCGGCCCTCCTCGTCGAGATCAATGCCATGACTATTTCGCCTCCTTGAGAGCAGCTACGGGTTTCGCCGGCGAGGACGGCGGCGGCACCTGGTGCCACCCCGCCGCCAAATATGGCGTCAGAATTGCGGCAGTTGCCTGGACCTCCTTAATCTCGTCGCCTTGTGGGGATTCTAAATAGATCACGGGAGCGCTCATCTCTGTCCTCGATCCGGCAGCAACCGGCTTATGGGTTGTAGGATTCGATCAGCCGCACCGGAACCTCGAAGTATTCGAAGGTCGCGCCGTCCGCGCTGATCACGATGGTGTTGCGCCTGGCCGACGGCAAGTAAAAGTCCATCGGTTCGCAGTTCGGGTCCACCTGGGTATGCAGCATCCTGAGAGTTCCGCCCTGCGGAATGTCGTTCACGATCCAATTGAAAATGTCCTCGTAGCCGACGCTCGGGGTTTCGGGCGCGCGAAGGTAGAGCGCGAAGTCGTGAACGAAAACCAGGGCGTTACCGAGTCTGCCCGGTGCGGTGCCATGCCACGCGATCAGAATCGATCCAGGCGGCATCGAAAGGATGGCCAATCGGACGTTGTTCTGCGTGGGCTGGCAGAAGACGGTGGTGTTCTCCGAGTAGAACTGAATCGAGCCGGCGTTGCCGCCCAGTGCTTCCATCAGATTGGGCAACGCCTGAAGCGCGGTCACCCACTCCGCGAGGATGGTTTTGGGGTTGATCACTGCTGTGGCTGGAGGGTCAGGGTTACGTGGACCATCCCATACGGATCGGGCTGGCGGACCGTGCTCACCACAAATTGCGATTCCCACGCGGTAACGGCATCACCGCGTAGTGGCGTGTTCGGAAGGTCGGCCGGGTTAATTTCGACCTCCTCCATGCTGGCCACCGCGCCCGCCTCCATCCGCTCGCGGAGACGGCGAACTACCGTGATCGTCAGCGGAGAGCCGACTGGCTTACCCGCCTGCATCGGCTGGTATACCACCGGCTCGCCGAAGGCGTTTTGCAGGATGCTGTTCACATCCGCGCTGATCGCAAACCAGTCAGACATGGGTTTCCGGGAGAAAAAAGTGGCGGAATGGCAGCCGCCCCGAAGGCAGATACAAGGAGCAATCGGCGAAACTACTGCAGCGTCACGACGGAATAGAACACGGTCACGACCATGATGCCGTTGCCAGCAGTGAACGGCGCGGTGCCGTTGGTGATATTCAATCCGGCGGCAACCGGCGGCTGCACGACAGCGGACGGAACCGGCAGAACGTTGAGACTCTGCGCCGCCGCAGTGACGGTCGCGGCGGGAATATTGGAGGAGTGCGGCGTAACCCCACCACCCTGATACGGGAGGCTGACCGCGCCGCCCCCGGCGAACTGAACGGTGCCCGGCTTGACCTCAACCGCAATCTGGTCGATGACCAACGCTTGGCCGGCAGCCGGCGCCGGCAGGATATTGACCGGTGCGGCGTTCATCCCCATGATCTGGGCAGCAGTGAGGGCGACGACCGCCTTTTGAAGCACAGACGGATCGAGATCGGCCGAGCCCACCGGGGTGAATCCGGTCGGGACCAGACGCACGCGCACGGTAAAATCGGTGGTCGCCCCACCAGGCGCCGCAGTTCCGCTGGCCTGGTCCAGCACCGCGAACCCGATTTCCTTGGTCGACCCGCCCGTCGCCGTTAGCGTGTTGGCGGTGGTCAACTGCTGGTTGTTGTCCCAGTAGACCTTGGCGCCCGACACAAACGTACTGCCGTCCTTCGCCAAGTCGAAGACGCCCTCGACTACCAGTTCGCTGGAATCGCCGGGGTTCTGATTGTTGACCGAAACGCCGAAGACGTTGCCCACCTGGCAGCCGCCCCCACTCAGCAGAGCATAGGGCGCGGTCACAGTCAGGGTGTTACCTTTCTGAACGTAATTCTGCATTTTGGAATCTCCCTTGAGTTGTGGGGAGGGCGGTGTGTGCCGCCCCACCGGTTGTTTCGTCTCAGTGCTGCTCTACTCGCCGGCGTTTCGCTGCATGCCGCGATAGTCGATTCCGGCCGCACCGAAGTCCATGCGGGCCTTGATCTCAATACCGTCGATCTCGAAGCCCTGCTTGGTTTCGACGAATACGCCCTGCTGGCCCTCGAGGTAGCAGTACTCCACTGTGTCGATCTGCGCGGGATCGGCGATCAGATACCAGCCACTCGCGCTCGCCGCATCCAAACGCGGCTCGACGATGGGCACCAAGCTGCGCACCCACTCCGGAACCACAGCTGTCGCGGTAGCGGAAGCGATGTTAATGGGATACACGAGCTGGAGCGCATAAGTTTCGAGCGCGGTCGGCACCGCGAGAAACCGCGGAACCAGATTGAGCGGGGTGCCCTGCGGTCCCTTCTGCTGCCGCATCGATTTGCGACCTTCGCCCAAAGCGAACAGCGGTCCCGTGCCAGCCGGAGTGCCGCCGTTTACGGTGGGATCGATGCTGCTGCCGGTACCGCTGAGCAGGTTGTTGTGAGCAACGGCGAAGAGCGCCGTGGCGATCTTGTCCCCGGCATAGATAGCCGCCGGATTGGAGGTGATGATGCCCCACACCGTATCTGACTCCAGCCGCGCGGCAGCGACGCCCAGCAGAGCGGGGACGCGGGTGAACGCCTGCAGGTCGTCGTTGATGATGACCTTGCGAGTCAGCGCCACGATCTCGCCGTAAGTGGCGAGTGCGTAGCTGATGTTGTTGTCAGTGAGCAGCGCACGATGGTACTCGCCCTTTTCATTCAGCTTCTGTAGAGACGGTGCATCGGCCAGCATCACCCGATTGATAGGCTTGAAGTCGGCCGCCGTCATCTGCCGGCAGAACGGCTGGAAGGTGCGGGGATAGGCTTCGTATCCCTGACGCAGGGTCTTGTTGGCAACATTCGCGAGAATTGCCGGGAAGTCGGAGGTCGACTCG